TGGAAGGCTATGGTAAGCACCACAATTTCAGACGGCATGTATTACGAAATTACATACAACGGAGATCGTAAAGAAGCATACGTAGATGCGTACAAAAAATGGGAAAACAAATGCGTCCCAGACGCAGAATAATATAACTTTGAAAGGAGTTTAAACCAAATGCTAAAGAAAACAATGACTTATACTGATTATAACGGTGTCACAAGAACCGAGGATTTCTATTTCAATCTGTCTAAAGCGGAAGTTTCCGAAATGGAATTATCCGTTGATGGTGGCATGACCGAACAACTTCAAAAGATTGTAGCCGCTCAAGATGCTAAAGAAATAATAAGGGTGTTTAAAGACTTGATCTTGAGATCATACGGTGAGAAATCGCCTGACGGAAGAAGATTCATCAAAAACCAAGAACTCCGAGAAGCATTTTCTCAAACCGAAGCTTATAGCGATCTCTTTACGGAGTTAGCAACTAACGCTGAATCCGCCGCGGCCTTCGTAAATGGGATTATTCCCACTATGCCTAAATAAGGAGGGCTAAATAATGTCTTATGGATTAATTTGTAATTGTCATATCTGTACGAAGAAAACCAATTGCGTTGATAGTACATTTGTTACGGCCGCTATCAGCGGTATACATGCTGTGAACTGGGCAAATGGAATAGAGAAACAACTACATCTCGGGCGTGGTAACATTGAAATTAAATGCGATAATTTTGAGGAAATAACCAACTTATCGTCGGTCCCGCCTAGTAAATAAATAAGAAAAAAGGAGACTAGAGATATGTTGAAGATTACGATACCTGCTTCCGAACAATTTAACGACGAAAAAAATGAGTTTTTCGTTTTAAAAGAGCAGTCGATTCAATTGGAACATTCTCTAGTCTCTCTTTCAAAATGGGAGTCAAAGTGGTGTAAACCTTTCCTATCAAAAGAAGATAAATCCTACGAAGAGTCAATTGATTACATTCGGTGTATGACCATTACCCAAAACGTAGACCCTAACTTGTATACTCGTATTACTTTAGAAAACGTTAAAGAGGTCAGCGAGTATATCGAGACGCCAATGACGGCCACAGTCTTCTCTAGCACAAAAAAACAAGTAAGTAGAGAAGTCGTAACCGCTGAACTTATATATTATTGGATGATCGCAATGAACATTCCATTCGAATGCCAAAAATGGCACTTAAATCGTTTATTAACACTTATAAATGTGTGTAACATAAAGAACCAGCCTACCAAAAAGATGAACAAAAAAGAACTTATGAGCCGTAATGCGGCTTTAAACGCCAGTCGAAAAAAGAATATGGGCACTAAGGGGTAATAAGGAGGCCGGTAGATGATATTATTAAAGCATAGAGGAAACTTCAACAACACAGAGAGGTTCCTTAACAAAGCAGCAAAGGCTAATTATTTGAACACATTAAACGAATGCGGAAGAAAAGGCGTTGCTGCTCTTGCTTCGGCTACCCCTAAGGATTCAGGATTAACGGCTGACTCATGGAGTTATGAGATTCAATCCACAACGAGATCGTATAAAATAGTCTGGAGAAACTCAAACATTGTAGACGGAATACCGGTTGCAATTCTTATCCAATATGGTCACGGGACAAGAAATGGCGGATATGTCCAAGGACGAGACTACATCAATCCTGCAATGAAACCAATATTTGATAAAATGGCAGAAGAACTTTGGAGGGAGGTGACGGTATGACAAAGAGTATTGATGAACGTATTGTCGAGATGCAATTTAACAATAAACAATTTGAAAGTGGTATTGGCACCTCTCTTAAATCTATTGACAAATTAAAAGCCGGACTTAACTTCGATAAGGCGGCAAACAGCCTGGCCGGTTTAGAAAGAGCCGGACATACCTTTTCTCTTGCCGGAATATCAGACACTCTCGACGCCATATCTAACAAATTCTCAGCATTAGGCATTGTCGGCATCACCGTTCTTCAAAACATTACAAATGCAGCTATAAACGCAGGAACGAACATTGTTAAAGCTCTCACCATAGACCCAATTAAAACGGGATTAGAAGAATACGAAACAAAGATGAACTCCATCACAACCATCCTGACTAATACGGCGAGTAAAGGAACAACCCTCGACGACGTAACAAAAGCTCTTGACGAGCTAAATACATATTCGGACAAAACCATTTACAACTTTGCCGAGATGACACGAAACATAGGTACTTTTACGGCCGCTGGTGTTGGCTTAGATACCTCAGTCACATCCATCAAAGGTATCGCTAACCTGGCTGCTGGTTCCGGTTCAAGTGCATTACAAGCGTCCACAGCAATGTACCAACTTTCTCAGGCTATTTCAACAGGTACCGTAAAACTAATTGACTGGAACTCGGTAGTTAATGCTGGCATGGGTGGCGAACTGTTTCAGAAGGCTTTAGAGAAGACTGCCAATGAACTTGGCCACGGACGTAATATGGCTGTGTCATTCAGGGATTCATTAGAATCTGGCTGGTTAACAACTGAAGTATTAACTAAGACCTTGGAAAAATTTGCTAATGATCCGGCCCTCATTAAAGCCGCAACCGAAGTTAAAACGTTTACCCAATTACTTAATACTATGAAGGAAAGTGTTCAATCCGGTTGGGCTAAATCTTGGGAATACATCATAGGCGATAAAGACAAAGCCGCAAAATTCTTTACATCTATAAACGACGGGTTCAACAAAATTATTGGCGCGTCCGCAGACGCTAGAAATGCTACTCTGGCCTTTTGGAACGCAAACGGGGGCCGAGATGCAATCATAAAAGCTCTTTCGAACGCGTTTAAAGGTCTCCAAAGTATCCTTAAGCCTATAGGCGAAGCCTTTAGAGAAGTGTTCCCAGCAATGACTGGACAAAGACTTATCGAGATTTCTAAAGCAATCAGAGACCTCACTGCCAACTTCAAAATAGGAGACGCTACTGCAGAGAACCTTAAAAACACATTTAAGGGTTTATTCACTATCCTAAATACGGCCAAAGAAATCTTAACGAACTTTGCCGCGGGGTTATTTTCAATAATAAAATTCTTTCTCCCTGTTGGCGATAGCGTCCTTTCCCTCACAGGAGCTGTCGGAAGTTTTATAGTGGCACTCAACGAGGCCCTCACGTCTTCGAATGCTTTTACTAGCTTTATGAAAGGCATAGGCCGAACAATGTTACCCCTCGCAAAGGGTGTTCGGGCTGCTGTGGTTGCATTAGTTGATGCATTAGGAAATCTCGCTGTAATAGATATGAGCGGTTTTGAGACCTTTCTCGAAAACACCCAAATAAAAATCAAACCATTCGAAATCTTTTCAAAGTTAATTAGCGGTTTAGGAAAGATGTTTTACAATCTTGCTAATGTTATAGGCAAAGCAAGCGAAAACTTAAGGAACTTCATTCTTGCATCTTTCAACATGGCAAACTTCGACGCTCTCTATAAAGCAATAAACAACGGTCTATTTGCCGCTATATTACTCAGTTTAAAGAAGTTTATTGATTCTTTATCCGGTCTCTCGCACAAAGCTGGCGGGATTCTTGGCGGAGTCACAAACACCCTTGATGGCGTAACGGGAAGTCTTGAAGCTTTGCAATCCTCATTAAAGGCTAACGTGTTACTTAAGATCGCCATTGCAATAGGTATCTTAGCGGCAGGTCTTTTAACTATATCAAAGATTGAGCCGAACAAACTTAAAGCTTCACTTGCGGCCATGGCAGGGATGTTTGTTGAGCTATTTGCGTCAATGGCCACTTTTAACTTACTCATGGGCAAAACGGGCATTTTAGCAATGTTCCAAATTACAACGGCGATGATCGGAATGGCAATAGCAGTTAATATCCTCGCAAAAGCCATGGAAAGAGTAGGCAAATTAGATTGGAACGGAGTCGCCAAAGGGCTTGCCGCACTTGTTGGCATGTCCGCTGTCCTTATACTATCGTCCAAAATGATGGCAACCTCATCAGGAATGCTAATAAGAACTGCAATAGCCCTTACCATATTTGCCGTGGCTATGAACGTGCTAAGCAAATCGGTAGAAAAGTTAGCCGCACTTAAAGCCGAGGATCTAGCTAAAGGCCTTATAGGCATAGGCGTGTTACTTGGCGAATTGGCATTATTCATGAGATCTCAAAATCTAAACTCTCTAGGGATGGTAAAAGCAATTGGTATCTTAATATTTGCAGGAGCTTTAACCGTCTTAGCAGATGCGGTTAAGAAACTAAGTACTATAGATATCGGCGATTTAATTAAAAGCCTTACAGGAATGGCCATCATATTATCAGAAATTGTAGTGTTTACGAAAACCATTGGTAATCCTTTAGTTTTAACAGCAACCGCCGCCGCTTTAACGGTTCTCGGAGTTGCTCTACTTCTAATAGCACAAGCAGTTACTAACCTAGGAAATATGTCCTGGGAAGAGATGAGTCGAGGATTACTAGTATTGGCTGGCGCTTTAGGTGCTATAACTATTGCATTTAATCTCCTACCAGCAAGTATGCTTTTAAAATCTGTAGCTATAATCGACGTCGCTGGTGCATTAACCATATTAACATCCACATTAATTAAACTATCTAAATTATCTTGGGAAGGAATAGCTAAAAGTTTAACTATTTTATCCGTTTCTTTAGGTCTTATTATAGGAATGTTTGTGATACTAAAAAGTAGTGATTTGGTTGACTCTACCGCATTCATGATAATGGCCTTCGGCATTAAGGTATTAGTAAAGGCTTTAATAAGCCTTGGTAATTTATCTTTAGCCCAAGTTGGAATCAGTCTACTCGCTTTGGCAGGGACATTTGCGCTTATTGGAGGGGCAAGTATATTATTAGCGCCTTTACTTCCGGCCATCTTAGGATTATCGGCAGCCCTTGTAGTATTTGGTGTTGCAGTCCTAGCAATTGGCGCCGGTGTTTTAATGTTGTCAACAGGGTTAGCCGCTTTAGCCGTGGCTGGTACAGGAGTCTCAGTAGCGTTAGTAGCCATCGTAACAAGTCTCGCTGGCCTGATACCTTTCGTATTTAAGTCACTTGCACAAGGAATAACGGAGTTTGTAACCGGTCTAGCAAGTAACGCCTCGGCAATATCTAAAGCCGTTAGTACAATTGTTCTTGCAATACTCAACGATTTGGTGAAACTAATACCAGGAATAGTAAACGCAATAGGCAAGCTTGTTGTTTCCACATTGGATATGTTGTTAAAATACATACCAAAAATAGTGGACACTGGAATGAAACTCGTCATTGCTTTCTTAAAAGGAGTTTCCGAACATATCACAGAGGTAGTTGCTGTTGCGGTCGAACTTGTTGCTAATTTCATTGAAGGTATTGCACAAGGATTGCCAAAACTCATTCAAGCAGGGTTCGACTTAATAGTTGCATTCATAACCGGTCTCGCAGATGCAGTCGAGAAGAATGCTCCGATCGTATTAGCTGCAATTGTAAAACTGATGTTAGCAATTCCTAAAGCAGCGGTAAAAACACTACTCGGTGGTGTCAAAGACTTATTTGGTGTTGGCAAGAATCTAGTACAAGGTCTTATAAATGGAATAAAGAGTATGATCTCTGCGGTATCAGGTGCTGTAGGTGGGGTGGCAAAATCAATACTTGCGGCGGCTAAGAGAGTCTTAGGGATTCATTCACCTTCTACAGTGTTTAAGGATGAAGTTGGTGCTCAGATTGGCGCAGGTGTGGCTGTTGGTATAACCGAAAGTAGTAAACAAGCTATTGCTGCAGCCACAGAAATGGCAAAAGCAGTTGGCTATGCAGGAAAGGATTCATACGACAAAGCGGTTGAGTGGATTAACAACCGGAAGTATTACAACCAGTTAACTCTGCAGGAAGAACTTGCATGTTGGCAAGAATTGCAATACTTATACAAACAAGGGTGCGAAGAACGCATAAAGGCAGACAAAGAAGTCTATAGAGTCGAGCAAGAGATAAGAAAAGCGGGTTATGACGCCTCAGTTAAATGGATTGACAACCAAAAGTATTACAACAAATTAAGTTTAATGGACGAACTTGCCGCTTGGGAACGCGTTCAGAAAAGATACTTAGAAGGAACCGACGAACGTGCGCAGGCAGACAGGGAGATCTACAGAGTTCAAAA